TTTGTCGTCTTATGAAGCTGAAGGAAAAGGCAAAATGTGAGCCGATTGCCCGTACTGGCAGGGTGCAGGATTGGCTGGATAGTCCTGATGGACGCCTGCCTGTGAGTTGCACGGTGTTCAACGTAGAAGATTCAATGGAGGGCGAAGATGGCATTGAAGCGTCTTGGCGGTTTGTTAGCCATGGCTTGCGCAATGGTGCGGGGGTCGCTGTTCATTTGTCTTCTTTGCGCGAAAGGGGCGCTGAAAATGGCAAAGGCTTGGTGGCAAGCGGACCAGTAAGTTTTGGAAAAATTTATTCCACGCTTAATGAGATTTTGCGTAGGGGTGGTTTGTATAAAAACGGGGCTGTAGTGCTGCATCTTGACTATACGCATCCTGATGCCATTGAATTTGTTAATGCTTCGCGCAGCGAACTTCCTTGGGTGAAGCGCTGCTTGAATGTTGATGATAATTTTCTTTCCGCATCGTCTCCCGAGTTGATTAATGCCTGTCTTCGTTCCATCTCTTCTGGCGATCTCTGGCTCAACAAAATCCGCTACAACAATCGTGGAGAACGCATCCGAGCCAATGTCTGCTTGGAAGTTTATCTTCCGCATCGTGGCACTTGTCTGCTTCAGCACGTTAATTTGGGTGCATGTACGCTGGGCAACATTCAAGGAGCTTTTGTTGAAGGCATGATGCAGCTTTGCGAGCTGCATTCCAAAACTGGCGTTGGTGACACGGGAGAATATCTTCCTGCTTCCATTGATAGGCAAATTGGCTTGGGCGTGCTGGGCCTGGCTAATTTCCTTGCCATTCAAGGGATTAGCTACGAAGATTTTGGCAATGCCTTGGAAGCTTATCTTGCTGAGGATCCTCGCGCGTGGGATGATTTCTGGAAAGGCACCATTTCTGGCGAAGCAGTGTGGCAAATCGACCAAGGCATTCAGAAGGCTGCGGAGATTGCTCGTGAGCATGAAATGGAACGTGCCTTCTGCATTGCTCCCACTGCATCGTGCTCCTATCGTTATTTGGACACCAGGGGCTTCACAACTGCTCCTGAAATTGCTCCTCCCATTGCTCGCACTGTTGATCGTGACTCGGGCACATTTGGCGTGGAAAGCTTTGACTATGGCGATGTAGAAACTGCTGCTGAAGTGGGCTGGGAAGCTTTCTATAAAGCTGCAAATGGTCTAGTAAAGCTGTATCAACGCACAGGATTATTCCATGGTTATTCGTTTAATTCATGGTCAGATGTGGTCATTTATGACGAAGCATTCCTGAAGGATTGGCTAGACTCTCCTCAGACGAGCCTCTATTACAGCTTGCAAGTCCTGCCTGATACTCAGCGCAAGGACGACGCATATGCTGCGTTGGATGACGACTTTAAGAGCATGTTTGGTCTCGATGAAGAGGCTGATCAGGATTCTGCGTCTTGTTCCGTAGAGGCTGGATTCTGCGCTGCTTGCGCCGAATGAAAAAGAAGGGGCCTTTCGGCCCCTTTCTCCTCACACACCACGAAGACTTTATCACGAAAAATGACTACTGCAGTAAAGAGCCCCTATCTGGACACCATTGCTAAAAAACGTCCCTGGCAGGCCGTTCCTGTGGGCAAGGGAGCTGTAGTCGAAGGCAGCGAAGAAACGCTGTTTAAGGCGCTTGCGCTGCGTCATCTGGAGCTTCCCGTCAAGGACTTTCTGCAGCAAGGCCTAGAGCGTGATCTCCCTTCCACTCATGGCGTGGTCGAAGCGCTGGAATCCAATATGGAGGACGAAGAGCGCCACGATCAGGCCCTTAACTACATCGCTGCTGTGCATGGCGTAGACGAGAAGGCGGAAAGCGATGTGTTGAACATCTTGAAAGTCTGGAACGAGCATCCTGCTCATCCAGTGCATAAAGCTGCCATTCTTGAGCGCTCTATTTTCTTTGTTGCATTGCCCTTCTTCCGCCAGAATGGCGACATGGGCATGCGCACTGTTAGCGCTGACATTAGCCGCGATGAAAGGGTGCATACGGCCATCCATGGCATGGTTAGCAAAGAGCTGAATCAGGAAGACTCTGTAAGCCTGAACAAGCTTCGTGCCGCCACCGCTGCATGGCTGTTTGAAAAGCTGGGCACTAATGAAAACAAGTGGCTGGATAAGGATTTTTGGATGCGTTCATCTGAAAGTCTGTTCTTCACTGGCAAGGCCCCTGGAATGATGGAAACACGGCGAGCACGGCAAATTGCTTTCTTTGAAGCGCCAAACTATGACCTCCCGTCCTACGGACGCTAAAAATCAAGGCCACAACTAAAAGAAGCGGATGCTAGTATTTTTACTGGCGTCCGCTTTTTATTTTTTGAATGAAACAGTGTATTAAGTGTGGCGTTTTAAAAGAGCCTCGCGAGTTCTATAAGGAAAAGCGAGTGGCAGATGGGCTCACTGCTCGATGCAAATCTTGCATGAAAAGCGATGCTTCTATGAGTTACTCGGACAGGAAGGAAGAGGTAGCGGCTAGAAACAAGGAAAACTATTGCTCCCGCAAGGCGAAGGACAAAGCTTTGCGTAATAACTATGGAATCACGCTAAGGCAATGGGAAAGTATCTTTGATAGCCAAGGGTGCAAGTGTGCGATTTGCGGAAGCACAGAGCCTAATCATGCGAGTGGACAGTTTGTTGTTGACCATTGCCACGAATTTGGTCAAGTGAGAGGAATTTTATGCGGACATTGCAATATCATGCTCGGACATGCAAAAGACGACATCAACACTCTCTTCGCAGCCGCGATGTATTTAGTGAATAACTCCACCCCCGAATCAATCCAAGAACGAAAAGCGAAGCTTAAAGAGCTAAACGAGAACTTTGCGCTATATTGACCAAGTTCCCGCTCTGCATTAGCATCGGGCTGACAGAGCTTAAGCCTCTGAAGCGATTAGCGCTTGTTAATCGCTTCACGCTTAAGCCATCACTTCGCCCCCAAGCTTAGCTCTCGGGCGGAAATCATTTTGTTGGCGCCAACAAAATGGTTTTTAGAGATGATGCTCAAACAGGGGGCTTCTGGCCCTGAAGTGTTGGCACACGTTAGGCAAATAGCCTAGAATTCCGTGGTTCGATTCCCGGCAGCGCCTTTTCCATGACTCGCTATCGCATCGTCAAACGCGGAGGTTTAGCGAATCCAACCAAGGCTTATTACGACGTAGAAGAGCAAGTCTTATGCTTTTGGTTTTGGCAAAATACGTTTACGAAGCTTGAAAGCGCAGAGGCGTTAGTGAAAGATCTGCAAGCGCAAGATAGGCGCATTAAAAGGCAAGTGGTTGGGGAGTATGAGGAATGAGCGCCTTCGTCATCGCAGACACTCACTGGGGTCACGCCAAAAGCATTTCTTTCGTGCGTCCTGATGGCGAATTGCTGCGTCCATTTTCTTCTGTAGAAGAAATGGACGAAACAATGGTGGAACGATGGAATGAGAAAGTAGGCAAGCGCGATACGATTTACCATCTTGGTGATGTGGTCATTCCTCGTGCAAGCTTGAAAATTCTTGATCGTCTTAATGGACGCAAGATTCTCATTCGCGGGAATCATGACATTGGACCATTGAAAGACTTTTCTAAATATTTCGATGACGTGCGAGGAGCCTTTTTTCACAATGGCGATTCGACCATGCGAGGAGGATTAATCTTCACTCATATCCCCGTGCATCCAGCATGCCTGTCAGGGCATTATCTAGGCAATGTTCACGGTCATTTGCATTGCCACCAAGTTTTTAATGAAAAAGGAGAAATTGATAAGCGTTATTACAATGCTTGTGTGGAAAGGAATGATTTCGCTCCTGTAGCATTTGAAGAGATAAAAGCCTTCTTCAAGGGCCATGACGGAACGCAGGACTTTCAACACGCCCCTGCGTGAGCCATTGAATCCAATTATTTACCAATCCTTGCGAGCCATTGATTGGCACAATGCTCAATATTTTCTCACCATGGATCAGTGGCATCTTGAAAAAGCTGCCATCATTAGGCAGTATGTGACAGAGCTAAAGGCCTGGATTTATGAGCAGGAAGACCGTGTGGAGAATCTGGGCGAAGGCGCTAGGGGAGAAGGCGAGTAAGCATGATCATGAAGCAGACAAGGTGGCGCTTATTCGCACATTGATCTTTGTTTCCTACTTGGTTACGAATGTCTTCATAATTTCTGGCGTAATCCGACACTGGGATGATGGATTAAGGCAACATGAAGGATCTTTAAGTTGCTTGAAGGCAACAAAAAGGGAGCCTAGAGGCTCCCTTTTGCGCAATGGTTAATCAAAACCAATGAGGCTTAGGCACATAGGCAACGCCACGATAGACGAGGCTTGCCATTTGTGCTTCACGCAGACGAGCTGCTTTCTCAAGCTGTTGCTTGATGAGGGCGAGAGGGTTCATGATAGTTCCCGATGATGCAGGCCCCCGTTCCGTGGCTTGCGAGTCATGCGCCCCTTTCGGGGTGAACGTACCATCAGTGTAGCAAAGTGCCCGAAGCAGGATTTGAACCTGCGCTGGAGCGGTTTTAAGCCGCCTGTCTCTTCCGCTGGACTACTCGGGCTGGTGAAGTTGAGGGCGTCGAAACGGGGCTTCAATCCGTTTTGTACGACATTTCAGAACGGGTTGGCCCGTTCCCCTCTTCCCCTGGTACAGAACAATGGCGCCTGAAACCATTGTTCCTTGTTGAACTAACGCTGGCCAGCGTGCTTCGCGAAAGCTTCAAAAGCATAGCATGGCTTTTGCTAGTCAAACGTCATATTCTCTTAAGGAAGCGTTCTCGGGGAAAAATCCATCGTTTGCGTCGTAAGCCTGCTCCAAGGTTTCAATTTGCTTCAGGCGTTTCGCATGGGCCTGGAGCTTCGGAAGGAGCGTCGGAACGTAGAGATGTTCAGCAGCAAGAAGCTGTAAGGCAGTTTGCCTATTGGAGCTTCCGCATTCAAGCAAAGAAATAAGGAACCTTGCCTCCTGCATAGTTAATTCGCTGTTCTTCATTTCATGGGAGAACTATTGTTTGAAAATCATACTAAGAGATGAGACTTTCAATCCAGCCAATGTCATCGTCTTTGCTGGCGGCAAGAATTGCACCTGCCATTGCAAATGCCAAGTCGTCAATTCCCGACGCTTTGCCGCCAGTAACGCTCCATTGCCCGCTTGGTTTGTAAACCACTGTGAGATTCTTTAGCTGCATAATTGCTTTCTCATGGCGATAGACATTAATTTGACCTGCATTAAACAATTCGCGCATCTTGCTGAATGCTTTCATCTTGGAACTAACTGTCCACGTGAGCTCCGTGATGGGCAAATCACTAGACAGGCTTTGGATGGTGCCAGCGCTATTGAACTGGTCCATCACGATCGTGTCAAACACATACAGACGATGTTGCTCCTTAATCCAATCTTCCACTGCATTGATATTCACTTCCATCCTTCCATTGATTTCAAAATCAGCCATGAATGAATGGAACTTATCAACGACTAACGTGCCATTTTCATAGTGAACAATACAAGCAGTGTAGTCGTCACGACCAACGCCACCACGGGCGGGGTCCAGGGCAAGTACATAGGCCCCCTGGAATTCAGGGCGTGGTGGTAGAGCGGCTCTACGGTCATCAATACAGGCGTCAATAACATCGCTTGCAACGAGGGCTGAAAGATTGCTTGCGAATTGCGCCCCGTACTCAACTTTAAATTTCTCTGGATCGCGCTGACGCTCTGTGTCAAGAAACTCTTGCGAAATGCTTGGGTTCATCTCCCATGTTGGGAGATTCACCGCTTGCATGAAAGGGAATCTTCCAGAGCTTGCTTCTTTGAAATGCTGATAGAAGATGCCGTCTGTTAGCCATGGCGAGGAGAGTTCAAGGATGCGTCCTTTCCCTCCGAACTGGGCAATGGCAGGAGAAAGCGCGTCGTAAATGCCTCGACCACCGCTGTTTGCATCGCCTTCAGTGGCAAAGGCAAGCTCGTCAAACACTGCGCCTGCGCAAGCAAGGCCACGAGCAGCACGGCCTGAAGTGGGGATGGCCTTGAATACGCAGTTATTGCTCAGTTCAATGATGTCGGCAGTTTCGCGGACAATTTCTTGAGCGAAAGGGCTATCAAGAATGAGCTGGCGAATGTTATTGAGAGCAATGCGGGCTTGGTCCTGACTGTTTGCTACGGTCACGATGTACCATTTCTCGCCTTTTCTTACGCGCCTGCGATATTCATCCTCCAGGACGAAGCACATATAGACGCAGGCCACTGCTGCCATAACAGTTTTGCCTGATCGTCGGCCAAGAGCCCACACTGCATGGCTCTTATCTGGCTGGAAGAAATTATCAAGGATTTTTGCCTGCTGTGGATAGAGATCCAGCTTGAGAGCGTGCTTGGAAAAGTCAGAACATTTCAGCATGGCGCAAGTCTATAAGAGGAAGCAATGCAGACTGAGGAACGAAATAAGCTGGTCTTCCATGAGCGGGATCTTTCTTCCATTGTTCCTTCATGGCATCTTCACTCCTTATCCAACCATGGAGAAGAGTGATTTTGTTTTGAATTGTAACCAGCACTAAAGTTTTTCCGGGCTTCTCGTCTAGTTGGCAGATGAGATCATAGTTATGACGAGAGCGTGTTTTCACGTCAATGTTGGGAGGTAGATCAAAAGATCCGCGAATGGCTTCTGTTTCTTGATAGAGAAACTCCCGTAGATGGAGATAATCTGCCACTGCCAGTTCGCCCGCAGCGCCAATCTTGTGAGCGAAAAGAGCTTTCTCTCCATCTTTCGGGCCTCCATTGCGCCCTTTCAGGCCTTTTCTCTCATTGAAACGCTGCCTGCGCATGGCTTCCGTCCGCACAAGCTCCTTGTCTTCCTCGCTGAAATGGAAAACAATGCCAAAGCTAGCCATAGTGTGCATAAGCTACGTGACAATGTAGCCGGGTTCTAGAATAAAAGCAACACATCATGGCCATAAATAAAGCTTATGGAAAGCGACGCAATTGATCTTGGTCACGTTGGTAGTGGCGGAGTGAGAGCTGATGGTCTCCAGAACGTGCTCATTGGCATGGGCACTGGTCGTGACAAGGCGCAATATACTAAAACTACAGCCACAGTATTTCTGGCGCAAGAAGAACTAGAAAATCTTTATGGTGAATGGCTTCCTCGTCGCATTGTTGATATTTATGCTGACCAGGCCACTCGAAAAGGCTTCAAAGTATTGTTTGGTGGCGATGGCGTTAGAGCCGAAGAAGTGCAAGGAATTGAGCAAGTAATTGAAGACCTCTACATCCTCGAACATCTCAATCTCGCAGCCAAGAACGCCCGCCTTTATGGGGGTGCTTGTCTACTTCTTTTTATTGACGATGGGCGTCCCGCTTACATGCCTGTCGATAAACGGAATATCCGTCGCATCGAAGACATTGAGTGCTTGGACCGATGGCAAATTGCGCCCGTTATTAATGAAGAAAACCTCTACGACTATTCAAAAGCCACTTATTATCAGATCATCTCTGGAGATTTAATTAACCAGCCGCAGCTTTCTTATATTCACAAAGACCGCATTCTTCGTTTTGATGGCGATTGGCTGCCCTATCGCATTAGGCAAAGGAACTATGGATGGGGCATGAGCAGTTTGCAAACTGTTTATGACAGCTTCCGTCATTATTGGACGGGCTTGAATTCAGCAGCAACGCTCCTCACGGAGTTTGACATCTTTGTTCATAAAGTGAGGGGCCTTGCGGCAATGCTTGCTGCTGGCAAGGAAAGCTCCATTCGTGATCGTTTGCAAGTGAACGATATGAGCAAGAGCATCTATCGCGGCTACGCGATTGATGCGGAGAAAGAAGAGCTTGAATTTATTAGTCGCAACTTTGGTGGTATTGGAGAAATCCTTGAGAAACTGCGCGTGGATATTATTGGCGCCAGCAAAATTCCTCACACCGTGCTGTTTGGGGAGAGTCCAAGTGGTCTTGGTTCCACTGGTCGCAGTGAAGAGCGTGATTTCGCCAAAACGCTTGCTGATTATCAAAGCGTTCATTTCAAACGGCCCATCAAGAAGCTGATGGAAATGATCATGCTTAGCAAGGAGGGCCCCACGAAAGGAGAGCTTCCTGAGTCATGGCGCATTTCTTTCAATCCATTGTTCGAGCTTAATGAGCGCGAAATGGCCGACGTACGGGCGCGTGTGGCGGCCGTAGACGGTCGCTACATCCAGCTTGGCGTGCTGAGTCCCAAGGAAGTGGCAGATGCTCGTTACGGCGGTTCTGAGTGGAGCATGGAACTCACCTTGGATCCGTCCGTAGTGCGGGAACTTCCTGCTCAAGCTGGGGGTGGTTCCACTCAGAAAGGGGGTGACGGGAAAATGGCAGTGCCTCCTGGTGGTCGTGATCCTATGAACGAGGAGAACGGCACGCTTCCCATGGACGGAAGCCGTGAAGTGCAAGACGCTGCTGGCTTATTTCTGCCTCGTGATCTAGAGAAAGTCCGTGGTGACGTGACATTCACTGATAAAGAGCTACATTCTCGGGCAGTAAGCGCTGCTAAGTCCAAATTCAAAGTGTGGCCTTCTGCTTACGCCAGTGGCTACGTGGTGCAACAGTACAAGCAAATGTACAAGAAGAAGCACGGTTCACTGAGCGGAGCATTCAAGAGCGACGAACAAGAGCTTCATGCTGACGATCTTGATAAATGGTTCAAGGAAAAGTGGGTGAGGATTGGCGCCAATGGCGAAATCCTTGGTCCGTGTGGCGCTCGCGAGGAAAAAGAAGGCAAGCCTAAATGTCTGCCGCAAGCCAAGGCGCAAGCCATGAGCAAAGAAGAGCGTCAAACAATTGTTGCTCGCAAACGCAAGGCGGATCCCGATCCCGAACGCAAAGGCCCAGCCAAGAATGTGAGCAGCAAAGTTGATGCAATGGAGCCTATGAAAGTCGAAGGCTTGATTCTTTCCGACCTTGACGAAGCCGCATTGATTAGCGCCGAGGATATTGACGCTGCATTGAACCAATGGAAGGAGGAAGCGCCTGAGCGTTTCAAGGATATTCTGGAGGCTGAAGATGCAAGGCCTGAATGATTTATCAACGTTCGCTGCCGCTCTTGAACAGCGTCTTGACCAATCCTCATGGCGCTACGATCCCGTTAGTGGCCGTTATCGCGGAAGCAATGGAAGGTTCCTCAGTCAGTCTGCCGTGGAAGCTTTGGTTGATGGTCGAATTAACAAGCTTGGCACTTTGCTACGTCGTCTTACAAACATGCTTAGTAGCGGCGACATTACGTTGGTTCAATGGCAAGAAAGCGTAAGAGAAGCGCTTAAGCTTGCGCATGTACAAGCAGCGATCATTGGCAATGGTGGACGGGATACGATGCAAGCTTCAGACTGGGGGCGCATCGGTCAACGCCTTCGTGCGGAATATCGTTATTTGGAGAGTTTTGCTCGCGATCTTCTGGCTGGGAGCATTTCTACTCCCATGGCTCTTGCTCGCATCGGCATGTACGCTCAAGCTGTGCGAGGTTCTTACTGGGAAGGCACCACAATTCGTCAGGAGAAGCAAGGGTATAGCTTGATGCGACGCATCTTGGATCCGCAGGCAAAGCATTGTGACGACTGCTTGCGCTATGCAGGGCGAGGAGCTGTTCCCATTGGAAGTCTGCCCATGCCAGGCCAGCGGTGTGCTTGTATGTCCAATTGCAAATGCAGCGTAAAATACATGCGTCAACAAGCGCCAGTCGTGGCAGTGTGAGCATGGATGTTTTAGTTGGAAGCACTGGCCTGATTGGCAGAGTGTTGCGCGAGCATCACGACTTTGGCTACCTTTTTAATTCCGAAAACATTCATTTAGCACCATCGCTTAAACAGGATATTGACAGGCTTTATTTGGCTTGTTTGCCGGCGGAAAAGTGGAAGGCGAATCAAGCACCAATGGCCGATTTCGACAATATGTATCACGTTTTGACAAAGATGAGGCTATGGAAGCCGAAGGAAATCATCCTTTATTCCACCATTGACATCTATAGTCAAACTTATAAATATGTGGAAAACTTTCCAGAAATTCATGGCATTAATTATGGGTCCACGCGATATATTTTTGAGCTGCTAGTTAAGGCCACATTCCCGGAAGCGGTAATTACCATCATTCGCCTTCCTGCATTGTTTCATAAGCGCATTAAGAAAAACATTCTGTTTGATCTTCTCAATGGCAACAACATTGAAAAGATTAACGCTAATTCTTGCTATCAATGGTACGACTTGAAGGACTTATGGCTTCACACTGAAGCCTGTCAAAAAGGCGGAGAGCATCAATGGTTCTCTGAACCCATTGAAACTTTAGAGATTATTGACCGATGGTTTCCATGGGCGAAGACAGTCGTCGATTGTGGGCCGCGCATTGAATATAACTATGGGCCTTATTTTTCCAGTAAA